CGGGCGCTATGTTCATTTGGATAAGGCATGATTAATCTCCTTCAGATTCCTGATTATCAGTACCTTCATCAATCTCAGAGCCATCAGCAGGATTCTTAACAGCCTTGGCATCATTTTTTTTCGCAACTGACAAACCTGCAAACAGTCGCCAATCCACTTCCACTCCCGTATCAGCTTTTATTTTTTGAGCCCTTTCTATCGATTCACGAATCTCTTTTTCTCGCAACTCAACAACTTCTTCCCTGTCCTGACCGCGGCTTTTACAAACCTCCGAATGCGTCATGAATGCCCTATCAACCAGCATTCCCTTGGCTTGTGCTTCTTTAAGCTGGTCAATCCAAGGATAGGTCGGCTTTATAAATGAATATGGAATTTCTTTTCGATTGCCAAAAAGACCCTGTTTTCTCCAACCTTCAAATTTCCAATCAATCAGAGGATTATAATAAAAAGATTCTGCTTTGTTTTGCCAAAAAAGAAATCCCTGATAAGCTTGCTCAAGAATTGCCCGGGATTGAGAATAATTACTGTTAGTCCAGTCTAACAATATCAATTCAAGCGGCAAGCCGATGGGCAGACCCAAAATACGCAAAAACATCTTTACCGATTCGACAAAATTTTTCCCTGGTATGTTATGATCTATTCCCTCAATCTTCTCACCGGGTCTGCCATGAAACATAAGAGCATATTCCAGCTCTTGCAAACGGGCACCGAGTTGTGCTGTCGTATCGGTACCGGATTTATTCGGATCTTCCTTGCTTTGAATAAATGCCTGTGTATCAGCATTTTCCCGGGTAATACTCGCAACAAGCCTGCTCAATAACTGCATACCGATAGCCTCACTATCACAGGCATCGTTAATTCTATGCAGCATGGCAAATGAAGATTGCAAGACCGGCACTCCTCTGGTCGAGCTCGGCCGGTCAGTCGAAGTTATAAATAAAAAATCTTTGGGATCAACTTTTCTCGACTTTTTAGTCGATAAATATCCATTGCTGTCGTAAGGGCTAATCCAGAATCCAGTAGGAGCTCCATAAATGTTTTTCTCTAATCCATTTTTACCCTGATTACCGCCGTTAATCTGCTCTGATTCTATAAGCTGAACCACGCCCTTATTTGTCTTAATCGCCCCAGTATCCCCCGCTAATATCACTTCCCGCACAAACATCTGGGCTGTCTCGGCTCCGCTTAACAGACCCCTGATTTCTGGCCTCTTTTCGAAATTATTCCATAAACTCTCGACCTTTTTATTAAAGCCTGCATTATCAGTTTTGACCTGAAGCCCAAATCCGTTTCCGATAATATAACTGACCGCTCTGTCAATCATGCCTTTGTATATGCCGTTGTTTCTATAAAAATCCCGGCTTTGATTTATTAATTTACCCCTATCGTAACGGATATGCGCATCGCCCGAGCCTGAAGAATACGTCCTGCCTTCCCTTTCTGCAATCGAGGCGGATCGAAAGCCCAGCGCCGTATATCGACCGAAATTACCTTCTATGGTAATTCTCTCTCTATTGACTTCGGCGGCGGGTATTCTGACAATAGGCATTACAAGAGCATCCTTCCCTGAGTAAAGCTTGTTTTGGAGATTGCATTAGTTGAAATGGATAGATAATTCTTAATCTCTCTTTCCTGTTCTTTTAATGATTCGTAATCCATCGACTCGGAATCGCTTGACCACCTTGATGGCCGATTGGCCAAAATGAAACGAATCGCCTCCAGACAATTTTGTGCCTTTGTCATATCGCCTTCCCAGAGAAGATTGTCATTGTACTGGGCAAGAGCTTCAGATATTGTCGATGAGCTTGTAATTGACATCTTTTGCACCAAGAGGATAAAAAAACGGCAGGTCGATGGGTTGGCACCAACCTGCCGTGTTTTATCCTAAATCAAATTTTTATCGCTCGTCAGCGTCTATGCTTATTAAAATCCATATAAAATGACGAATAAGCAAGAATTTTCTTGGCTCTCTATTAAAAATACTTCCAAATTTGGAAGTTTTATACCAATTTGCCATCGACTGTATAATTTTTTCGACAAATTGCTCTTTGGCATTGCCTATATTGCCGGCCTAATTTATTATTTGTATGACGGCAAATCGTATCAGTTGAGCCGCATCGCGGACACCTGCTGACAGTAGGGAAAGCCCATTTTTCGATTTTTGAATTTTTTTCTTCCTGCTGATTGATAACTTCTTTTTTTATTTTCGACATTAAAATCCCTTTCTTTTAATATTTTGTTCTTATCGGTTTCGGCTGAACGAATTTGCCCTTTGATTTTTCTTCTTTTTTTAATTGCTCATTGGCTTTGACGTAATCAACATCCCGCAGTGAAAATACACCTGCAATCTCAGCCGCCAAATCACAATAGACATTCGCATCCCAAATATGATTGTCCCTAAAGCTCGGCTTTTTCTGCCACACCACAATCTCATGCCTTCCCCGGCTTGCCTTAACGAACTGAATCTCCGATGCAAGCTGCCGGCCAATCGCATCCGGCAAGTCCGCTGGTAAATGCAGATAGCCGGGTCCGGGCGCCTTATCTTTGTCGTAAAGCACCTGCCATAATCTGTCCTTGCCCATATCGACGTTCAAATCGAATCTCCGCAACGCCTTTCCCACCACCGGCCTGACTTTATAAAGTGACCCGTGCATCCGATCCCTTCCATATCCCATTACCGGCATTACCGCCCCTTCGGGAAACCGCAGGCAAAAATCATAAACGACCGTCGATTCCTCATCACGTTCGACCCTCTGGTACCGGCAGTCCACCGCCGCCCTGCTCGTATAGTACTTAACTCTCTCATCAACAGCCGATATCCAGGGCGCACGCAGATAATTTTCCACAATATCCCAATTCTCCGCTTTTCCCGTATGCCCCGTCTCCAGCCGGCCCGCCCACAGAAGCCATTGCTCGTTTCGAAAGCCGTATCCCTTGCTCGCAATCCATACGCAGTCAGGCTGAACATCTATACCGTGACAAATCATCTGCACTCTGGAAGGCACCAATCGCTCGGCCATCGAATAATCGCTTTTATGTGTCGCTAAGTGCGTCAGCGAGGTCTCCCGCTCCCGCTGCTCCCAGGCCCGGGCGTTCTGGTTGTTCCAGAAGTTCCTGAACGGCATAATATTGCCCGCCTTGCGATGCCTGTCGGCTATTACCCAGTCGGCAGCAAGTTGGTCCACCGTAGTAAACATGGGATCAACCAGAACCGAAGGCACTCGCAGCGCCTTATGCGTCGAATCGTCGTAATCACCTACAATCTCGCCATCTTTGTCTATCGAGCAATCCTGCGGGCAGGCCCGGCAGCCGGAAACCGCCGCCTTGCGCTCCAACTCAGACCATTTAGTCCCACAATTCGGGCAGACATAATGTGCGTGACGCCTGCCGCCCTGTGTATATTTGCGAGGGTCCAGAAAATTGCCATCCCTGTCCTTATCAAGATTGACATTCTCGAACGCCGCCTCGTGAAAGACCCCGCAGTCCGGGCACGGGATATGAATCGACCATTTCTGGCAGGCCTCGAAGTTGATATCAGCTAAATCGCCCTTGTTCTTCGGGCTGGTAACGTAAAACTGCTTGCTGACCGACCAGTATGTCCTCGGCCTGTTCGATAGCTTGCTTATAGGGTCCGTATCCTCGCTCAAATCCTGCGTCCATTCGCACACCTCATCGCCCCCCACGTACCGGCAGGGATCGTCTGATAGCGTAATAGGACTGGTAGGCCAGCCCAAAAACAACTGCATATTATCCAAATCCGTCGGCTCTCCTATAAGAAGATTGCGAATATCACCGCCCAAATGACGCAAAATCCGAGGGCTGTTCTCGAAAGCCGGCTTTAACCGCTTGATACGCTTCTTTATAACCTTCTCATCAGGCAATACTATCTTCATCGGCCCGGGATCCACATCGATTACGTAGCCTATCCAGCCGCCGAATATCGTGCTCTTGCCCGACTGCGTGCAGGCATAAACCCAAATCACCCTCGTTGTCAAATCGCAAAGCCAGTCGATAACAATCCGCCAGAAAGGCGTTATAGAAAGCTGCCAGGGCCCCTTTATGCGCGATGATTTCTCCGGCAGGATATAGTACATTTGCATCCAGTCCAATAAATGCTGCTTGTGGCGCGGCGCCAGTATCTCCAGCTCCTCCTCGAAGTAAGGCAGAGGCCGAAAATATTGCAAGGCCTCTTGGTCATTTACGACCACAGTGGGACGCCCCACGTGGTGTCCCATTTGCGATTTATGATTTTCGATTGCTGTTATCATTATTCCGTATTCTGTGTCCTGTGTTCTGTGTCCTGTATTCTGTATTCTGTATCCTGTGTTCTATGTCCTGTATTCTTTGTTTTCATCGGCTTAATTAATTCGTAAAGCTCCATCAATTTCTCATTCGCCTCTTCCGAAAGCCGAAGCTCCGTCGGCACATGCTGAAGCTTGGCCATTATCTCATCTCTAAAGTCCTCCAACCTCGCCACTATCTCCTCTCTCGACTGCGCGTGCTCCAAACGCAGCCTTTCCCGCTCGGTCTTTACCGCCTGGAACGGGTTCAAAGGCCCCACCGCCTCCTTGCCCCGAACGGCCTTTTTTAATGTATAATCTTCGAACCACGGTATCACCCTGTATAAATCGAACGAGCCATCGAGGTTCTGAGACAGTCCCTTAGAAGTCCACCAATCGTGAATCGTCTGCCTGGTCGTTCCGAACAATTCCGCCATCAGCTTGGTAGGCACCCTCTTGAAATTAACACCGCCGGCCATGCCTTTTTCCTGCTGGCGGTCAACAGTCCACTTATCCAGTAATTGTATCGCCCTGACGTTGCCATCGGCGGCCGTCTGACGAAGCCACTTCCAGTTGTCAATCTCACCGTTGACCCTCGCCGTCTCCCAAAGCTCATCGGCCTCAGCATCCGAATCCAGGAAATCCCGCAGGTCCTGGCCTTTCTCAAACCGGCTGAATCCCAACTGCTTTAGCTTTCTCGCGGCGTTGTGAATATCGGTATTCGGCGCCAGCTCAACCAGGTATTTCAGCAACCTTCCCCGGTCGAATGATGCCCGGATCTTCGGATGCCGCTCGAAATATTTCGCCAGATTCGAAGATAGTCCCGAAACCTTATCGGCCTCGGCAAGATTCTCGCACTCGTAGCCGAGACGCTGCGCTGCTGCCCCGCTCAATCGCCGCGGGGGCTGTTTTTTCCCGCTTAAGCGCCGCGGAGGCTTTTTGGATTTGACTTTTTTCGTTTTAGCCGGCATTTATCTCTTGACAAAATTACTCAATACGATATATTTCAATCGTTGACCATCTCATCAATGAATCAATGCCGCCGGGCTCAGCAATAGTCCGGTTTTTTTATTTCAACTATCTATATAATTTTTAACTACATCCCAAATCGGGGTCTCTTACAGCTTATGAATTTAAGGCTGATAGCCTAACATTGTTGTAACTACATCCCAAATCGGGGTCTCTTACAGCGAAAAGTGCTAAGGTGTTTTCGTAACCGTCGTTGTAACTACATCCCAAATCGGGGTCTCTTACAGCCACCTGTCTTTAAGGTCGGGCCGGTCCGGTGTTGTAACTACATCCCAAATCGGGGTCTCTTACAGCCGAAATTGAGAACGGACCACTTAACGCAAGTTGTAACTACATCCCAAATCGGGGTCTCTTACAGCTTCGGAAGTGAAGTCCCGGAGCATCTGGATGTTGTAACTACATCCCAAATCGAGGTCTCTTACAGCCATCACCTAAAAAATTGTCTTGAGGCCCAGGTTGTAACTACATCCCAAATCGAGGTCTCTTACAGCGGTAAGAAACAAATGTATCTTGCCGCTCTATGGCGACAGGGTGCTACACACACCTTTATTTTGTTTTCAAATAGCTACTGGCTTAGAGCCTAATCCGCGATCCCTTTCCGAAAGTCTCAGCTCGAATGATTTTATTCTTACTATCCCATTCGCCGTCGATACAGCAAAATTACCCTCTTTTACTGTCACCGTCTTGGCGAACACATCATAGGCTGCGCCGACAAGAAATTTCTTCAAATCACCTGTCGTCTTGATTCCTGATTTAAGGATTCCAAATGCCCTTGACTTGGCCACCTTATCAGCTTTCTTGACTTCCGAATCAGAATTTTCATTTGCTCTATTTCTTTCACTTCCATCGCCTTGTTTACTTCTTGCTGCCATAACAAATCCTTTCTTTCAATAAATTCTATTCCCAATTCATTACATTTGAATCTCAACTTTTCCACGAATTTTCCGTAAGCACCATCCACAAGATTCCTGGCCGTCTCATTTTCCATGCAATATTCAATAGCCATCTTCAAGGGCCACTTGTTTACGATTATCACATCATAATTTTCAACGTAGTATCTGACCTCCTTCCAGATAAAATTGTCCCTCTTGTTGGTTAGATGCTCGTAAAACTTCTCAAGCGTATAATTTGCCTTTTTCCAGTTTTTCGATAAGTATTTGTTTATATTCCTGCTTTTGCATTTCACGCATACATTCCTTTTTTTGATTGTCAAATACTTAACATCTTCATGCCCACAGTCACTGCATCGCCATTTCAATCTTCTTGCGCATTTTTTATTCAGATAGGCCAGTCTCGGCATATCCTTTTCGTAATAATTAGGATGCTCTTTCATTCTTCCCTCTGAATCTACTATGAACAAATTCCACTTCCACCCAAATGCAATCTCAATTACCCGCTTTGGTTTGTCACTTCCACAATAAACGGCTTGCGAAATCGCTCTACGTTTTTTGTCGGCACATGACTTTTGGCGGTCACTTCCATCTCTTGTTTTGTTTGTTCTCTTAGTTTTTCCGTTGTCGGCACATGACTTTTGGCGGTCACTTCCATCGGTTACAATTGTGCTCTTACCGCAAGATATGTCCTCATCCGGACTTATCTGCGAATACGGGACGACACATCCCTTTTTTATCTCTATCTCACACGAAAATCCTGCATACCATTTCCTGTTTTTCTCCCAAACCGATATCGTTTTTATTATACCCTCGATTGGTCTGTGCATTATCATCCTGAATCTTCCTATGCCCGCCAATTCGAGCACGTTGTTATTCTTGCCAGCTATCTTCCACCCGCTCTGATGGCGATAAGTAATACATCTTAAATATTTTCTTCTTCCTGGTTTTCTTGCATTCTTATCACCATTCTTTTTTAGTCCGAAATATGAGCAATAGCCTTCATCAAGCCTTTGAATAACTGTTTGCATCATCTGAGCATTAAGAAAACCGTATTTCTTTTTCCAAAAATCATCGTTTTTATGCTCTTTCTTGCTTATAATGTGATATTGATCCCATGATGAATTGACTCCTTTGCTATATTTTGCGCTTACTATTTCTGCTATTTTTTTTCTCTCTTCTTCATTTGCTTCTCTTTTGTTTTTAAGAAAAAAATCCTCCATTAGCCTGGCGTATTCTCTCTCCCAATCACCGTTCTTTTCTTTCCTGTCCTTGAGCGCATTGCACCAGATGTCACCTAATAATCTCATTATCGCAAAAGCTCTTTTTATAGTGGATTTGTTTGGATAACATCGAAACTTAAACGTTTTTCTTATAAACTCCTTTTCATTTTTCGATTCATATTTATCCATTCTTTTCTTTCCTTTCTGCTTTTTTTGTTATTTATTTTGTAAAAATCCCGTCAAACCGTCACACTATCACACCGTCAATACTCAAAACCGGCCCTGTCGCCCTGCGAACGTGATCTTTAAGGCATTCCTGCTCGAAGCCGTCGAACTCCGGACCCGCCGGTTCTATATAGCCTTTATCCGATTCGCGGTATTTCTTTCTCTTTTCCGCCCGACCGCACTCTTTACAATGGCATTCATGCCAGCCTGATGTGTACTGCTTGTTACGCCACCAGAACTCCTTGGTCGCCGGAAAGTACATCCTGCAGCGAGGGCAGTACAACTGGTCCTGCTCAATCGCCGCGGGGGCTTTCTCATTTACTACCACAGTGGGATACCCCACGTGGTGTCCCATTTCCGATTGACGATTGTCGATTGCAGTCTTCATAATTTACTCAAATAATGCTTGTTGACCAATTCTGGCCTCTTTAACAGGAACGCCAGTATCAACCGCACTTAGACGTTCCTCTGCGATTTTGCAATAATCAGGACTTATATCTATGCCGATATACCGTCTGCCGAGCATCTTGGCGGCTACACAGGTAGAGCCAGAACCAACATAGCAATCTAATACTACGTCGCCGGGCTTAGTCCAGCCCTCAATCGCTTTGGCGGCTAAGTCTGTAGGATATACGGCATTGTGCCCATTCACCTTCTCGATTACCGCTGAAATACGCCATATATCTTCCATCGTACCCCTTTCAAAATATGAAACATTGAATGCTCTGCCTGCTATTGCATTGGATTCAAATAATAATATCATCTCAGTCGCTTTGTTAATTACTGAACCGTGCATTGCTGGTTGCCCCCAGCCTTTATCCCACACAATTATATCTCTAAGGCATTGTGAATACTCTCCGATTATTCTGAACCACGCCTCCTTACTGCCCGTTACTATTTGAATATTGATAAATACAAGTGGGCTGATTTCCATAAAACGCCCAATAGCGGCATAATGAAAATTAAAATACTCGTGTATAGGCATTGCATCATCAAAGTGTACGTATTTTTTTGAGAAGTGTGCTGTTTGCTCTCTTTCAGTATATTCGCCGTTTCTAATTCGCGTCCTCATATTGTATGGTGGAGAAGTAAATATTAAATCCACACACTTTTCCGGCCAGTCCTTCATAACTTCCAGACAGTCCCCGCAGATAATTTTATTTACGAATCGGTTTTCAAAATCCGTTTTGCTCATTCAAACTTTCTGCTTGCTCATCAAATATGCCTCGTAGTTCGAGCCATGAAATGGCTTGATCTCGTAGCGGTTATTGCCATCTTTCCCATGAAACGTGCAATCGACCGTCATTCCCGACAGCCTTAGCTGCTCTCGAAGCTCCCGGATCCTGGCGTTGTACTGAGCGGCAATCCGACGAAGGTCGTTTGTCCAGACCGGCCCTGCCTTCAACAACCTAAGTATCTCCGATGCCTGATGCTTGTACCGCGGCTTCTCAGACTTGTCAGCAGTCACATTGGCCTTCGCTTCTGTGTCCTGTATCCTGTGTCCTGTGTCCTGCATCCTGTGTCCTGTGTCCTTTTCCATTGACAAGAATGTAAGTTGCTCATTCATAATATCAAACCTTCACCGCCAAAAGCCGGTTTATCATTATCGTCCTGAGCTTGACCTCATATTCCGCCGTCCGGCACCTTTGCTGCAAATCCCGCAAAACCTCCCCGCGAACCAGACACCAACCAAAAGGCAACTCAATCCCTATAGTATTTTTGACCTTTCGCTTCGACTCTTTTTCCGACATCCTTAATACCTCTTTCTGTCCCAATGCAACCCTCGTCGGCGGCTACAAAAACCGGCAAAATAACCAAGTAATCTCGGACTATTTTGTGATCCAACAATAGACAAATGTTGACCAAGGCGCCAATAACGCACCGAATCAAAATCAACTGTAAGAACCGCTCCTAAATCTTGAAACAAAAGCATCCGACACTTATGAATATATATCGCTCGCTCATATAAATTTGCCCACATATCCACTCTCTGAAATAGTGACATCGGCTTAAATATCCAATAATTTAACGTTCATAACTTCCTTAATCCCCAAAACTTATGTAAGTAAACCAATAAAAAAAATTTCTAAACCTACCCCTTTTTCGCAAATCGTTTATCCGCAGGTCGTTATTAACCAGGAAGGACCCACAATATAAATCTTTATATTTAATAATCTTATGACCCTTTTGATATCATTTATATGTTTTAATAAAACGGTTACAAACAAATCATTCCCCTATAACCCATCGACTTTACATTACTTTACATTGGCATTATCGAAGATGAAGATTCTGGCTCTGGCCGGTTTGGTCGGGGATCAAAGCCGACTGAGTCCAATGGAAAATTGATTTTGAAATCTTCACCATCAAATCGTTCCAAATCGCCGCCCGGTTCGACCGGCCCTTGCGCCTGTCGCAATAGCGGGCAATTCGTTTTGCTTCAGCCAAACCTCGAATTCCAAGCCTGTCAATCTCCGGCGGCGGCAGTCCCGAAAGCCCCTGCCGGCAATCATGCCAAACCGAAGCAAAGCTGGTAATCTCCCTTACCGCCCGCTCACCTTCGAGAGCACCGTTAAAACCCAAAGCAAGATATATTCTTCGTCCGTAGGCAATATCCGATTGGTCATAGTTGGGAATCTTCCAGTCAACCGCCCCTGGAGGGCTGGCTCTGCATTCGCAGTTTACCACGCCCCCCAGGTCGGAATCGTTCGGCTTATCGGCTATCGGCTCTTCGCTTTGTGGATAAACTGTTAGGTTTGCTTCTAGCGCACTTGCATAACTTGCACTATTGCCGTTATCTTTTTCTTTGCAACCAACGGCAGCCGTTTTGCCGTTGGTTGCCTTGCGCTTTTCTTTGGTCTTAACTCCGCTAGGAGTTCTTGTCGTTTTTTTAAAGGGCTTCGGAATTTTCCGTTTTTTTCCGGTCTTCTCCGGAATATTCCGGTCTGCTCCGGAATTATCCTCGTTTTTAGGCTGATTTTCCGGTATTTCGATGTCACCACCTTTTAACTTGTCGAATTCCGGCAGATCCACACGCTCCAATAGCCGGACATCTTCGAATCGCCTGATCCACTTTTTCATCGTCGCCGGCGGAAAATTCAATATCTTAGCCAATCCCGATACAGTCAGCGGTTCACCGGCCGCATCGATAAGATATCCGCGCCTGTAGTAGCTGTGCTTTCCCGCCATCTTAACAAGCTTCGAGTATAGGCCCTCAATCATCGCCGACTGCTGGCCGTCACCGTTGCAGCACATCTGCATCTGCTGCTCGTAACCTACGGCCTCATCGCCGGCCGATATTCCAACGAAAAGCTTAACGTAAAGCAAACCTGACTTTCGGCAGATCTTCACATCCTCCGGCAGCTCATAACGCTGCGTAAAATGGAATATCCGCCATACCTTATTTGCCATCTTCGCGTCCCTGCTCAACTAATTTAATAAACGCTGCTAATTGTTTTTGCAGCTTATTGCACTTTGATATAAATTCAGGCGGCAAAATAGAATGAACTTTTTCCCATTGCTCTTTTAGCGTTTTTTCTAACCGCCAATTTCCATATTTAGAAATGCCGAGCTCTTCGCAAAGCCTTTTAACTTCAGCATAAACCTCTATTTGGCTTTTTAATATTTCGTTTTCGTGCTGAACGTCGTATACCTGAGACTTGTATGATTCGTGAAGTTTTTCCCCGCATCTTGTACCTAATTCCAATTTGCTTTTTTTGTCTTGCAACCAGCGACGCCAGTATTCATCTTTTGATACCTCCTCATAATATGATGTTCCAACTATGCAGCAACGAGCCATCAATATATATTCTAAAACTAAGACGGGTGGCTCTATCTGGCGATGTGGAGCCTTTTTCCGTGTAAAAAGCCGCTTACCATTTTTTGAAGTTACAAGCAATCCCACTTCTTTCGGCAATTCATCTGTTTTTATAACTCCTTCCGGACAAACAAATGAAAACTCATTGCAAAGCGGTAAATACTCCGGCCATTTATCGTCCGCCAGAAAATCACCTCTTGACAACTTAATTTCGTAACCGTAGTAACACGGATTGGCCCATGAGCGTTTCATTGTCCATGCGTCCATTAATCTTAATCCCGCGCCATAAGACGGCCCGTTCTTGCATTGAGGTACAAATACATCTTTGGAATGTTTAGCGGCCAGCAGATCAACAACGTCAGATTCTTTCAATCTTGCTTCCATCTTCGCGTCCCTGCTTATATAATTTGCTTTTTTTGTAGCCCTCTAAATGAGGAACAAACCATTTACTCACTTTGACGAAATCAAACAGTAGTTGAGATATTATTACTGGTTGCATATATAGGTGGCATCGCTGGCAAAGAACGGCAAGATTCCATTCGGCGTTATTGGACTTATCGCCGTCCAAGTGATGTACAGTTAATGTGTGGCCGGTTTTTGAATCGTGCTTGTGGCCACAGCGCTCACATTGCCAGTTGTTTTCAGCTTTCATTGCCGATGAGATCGCTGGCCAATCATCCGGATATTTTGTTTTTGAGGCAATTCTCATAGCTTTTAGCTTCCTTTCCTAATGTAAAGTATCATAATCCGTTTTGCTCATCGAATATTTCATCATCATCATATTCAATAATGTAAATCTCACCATCATCGCAGCGATTACAGGCATCCCCCTCACAATCCCATAGGTCCCAAAACTCCTGACCACAATTATCACATTTGTATCGAGGCATCTATTTTCTCCTGATTTCGTCTTTGATTTTTATCAAAAAGTCGCCTATGCGACAGGCCGGCCGTCCGCGCCGAATGTGATTATTGTCACTTGGGACAGTTGCGAACTGACTTCAAATCCCACTAATCTCTCCTCTTTGCGTGTGGCAAAGACCGGCTCTCTGTCCATCTTGGCAGCTATCCGATTTGCCAACTTTTCGGCTTTAGCAAAATCGCGTGTTAAAAAGACTGGCACATCGTCAAAAACAAATCTCTTGGTTACTAAATATTGTTTCATAGTATGTTCCTTTACATAAAAGGCGGCGGCCACCCTGCACCATACGGTACAGGGCAACAACGTTTTCTGACTTTAACAGTATCCAGTTTTTTGCACTTTGGTTTTATTTACTTAATGCATTATTCATTCATTCAGTCCTGGCATTCCAAATAGCTCCAAATAAAATCAAATTCTTCCTCTTTTGACTTCGTCTTTGCCACATTGCTAAAATAAACATCCCCTTTAATCATACTAGAATCCATGTCAGGAGTAATAGGTGGGTGTACGCTTTCAAGACGAAGCATATAGCTGTCACATGCAATAAAATGCCTTATCGGAGCTTCAGCTTGCGCTTTCTGGACTTGTATCGTTTCTCCAAATTGCTTGCTGAGCATATGAATAGCAGCAGGCAACTTCCCTTCACCAACAAAGATGGCCTTAAAGAATCCCTTTGCTTCTGTAATGCGCGCCAGTGTTTTAACCAATGTTGGCTCAAGCACTGCCAGCCAGTTACTTTCTCCAGTCCCAGTAAGCATCCGGATATGTTTTCTTGTACTGGCTAACATTAGATCGGTCAGATATAATCCATGCAGATAATCATCATTGGGTATAGGCTCTTGGCGCTTAAGCTTGCGAAAAGTGTCAACTATGGCGCGATAATCCGTGCGGATTTCATTTTTCCCCTTTTTAGCGTATAATGATTCGACTTGTCTAATGTTCATGAATTCCACACCTCCAACTATCGGTAACTACGGTTCCCCACCTCAAAGAAACTGTCTCGCTCCGCATTTGCTTTCAGCACGAGCAAACTCCACTGAAATGCAATAATCAATGTAGTTAATGGACCTTGTTCCGATAGTCCTATAATACCAAACTCGCCAGATTTATTCAATTTAGTACAGAAAAAATTTTAAATTTTTTTATTGTTACGCATACAAGCTCGCGACTTTTCTGGCCAAAATCGCCCTTTTCAGTACTATAAAACGCGTT